TTTTTTGAGTATATAAAGAATATTATAAATTACTAAATATATGGAAGGTTTAATTGATACACGAGACGAGTATATTGAACATATACAAGATATCCTTAGTGTAGCGATATCGAAGCGAATATATGCTATCTATACCGAGATGATGGGCGAAAAAAAGGGGCTTAAAGGATTTCAAAATGAGTTATATAGTATCCGCAAATGGAACAATAACATTGTTAGTGATGAATACAAGAAGATTGTGAAATATACAAAATGTAAATACTTGGCAAACCTGATTAAAATCATTATCATAACCACGATAAAAATAAAGATATATGAGTATCGAGAGCATTTTGATAACATTAAAATTAAGATACCGAATGCCGAAGATTTCGTTCATAGGTGCTATATAAACGCTGCTTCTTTCTCTTGGAAGAATGCTTATTTGTATAATAGGAACAACATAAAGGACGCAGAATATCAAAATAATCTCAATATCATTGAAGAAAACATCAGAGCGATTGTTAAGAAAACGTTTCGAGACTTTATACCCTTTGATGAAATATTTAAACAGATTGAAGATAACCTAACAAATAACGTACATCAATACAAGGATACAGATGCCAGAAGCGTAGATGTTGAAATCACTAAGAAATCAAAGAAATCAAAGTCTGACCCCGCTACCGAAGAAAGCGAGGATGAAGAAGAAAGCGAAGAAAGCGAAGACAACGAAGACAACGAAGTTGATGAAGAAGAAAGCGAGGCGGAAGAAGAAGAAAGCGAGGCGGAAGAAGCGGAGGAAGAAAGCGAAGACAACGAAGTTGATGACGATAACGAAGAAAGCGAAGACAACGAAGTTGATGACGATAACGAAGAAAGCGAAGGCAACGAAGTTGATGACGACAACGAAGAAAGCGAAGCGGAAGCAGAAGATAATGAAAATGAAGAACAAAGCGAAGCGGTCGCTACGGATAATAAGGAAATAGCAGCCACAGCGGATGCGGCAGTCGCAACCAACGAACCTATTTGTGAAGATAATAAGGAAGATAATAAAATAAATAATATAGTAGATGAAACAGACGAACCCGATGATACAAAAAATAAAACGTTCAATTCGCAAGAAATATCCTTTGCGAACCACGATAAAGATAAAGAAGACGCAACGAGCCTTACGAATACTATTCACAAAGAATGGAACAACATCAAAGACGAATACAGTTCGCTATCTCACAGTTCGTTATCTCACGGTTCGTTATCTCAAAATAAGATGGCTTATAAAATGCCTGAAAATGAGAGCGTTCGCAAAAAGAAGTATGATAACGACGATGACGACACCATCAGTATTAAGAGCAACGTGAGCCACAGCAGCCGCACAAGCAGCGTAAGCGTATTAAGCAATATCACCGATACAAGTCAAATAAAAAAGATACATATCACCGATACGAAAAGTAAAAAACCGAGTTTTTTTTAATAAATTGATACCTTATTTTCCTTATATCCTTATATATATAAGAGTATATCCATATGATGTCCTACTGTTTCTTATGCTATTCTGCGGACAACCTAACGTATTCCAATATTTCTAATATTTGTAAAAAATGTAAAATCATCGAACTATGCGATGTCTGCGGACTTCCTTGTAATAATAAGTGTATCGAGATATTTGCTTCGTGCATGTCAATATCCGACGCTTAATACGATGCGTGTTTCTTCACCTTAATCAATTTCGAGTTCTTTTTTTTAACAAAGACACCAGGGTCATATTCTTCGGCGTCATCTACTTCTTCGTTCATAAGCCCCATTAAATCCCTTTGGTCTTGTAAGGATTGCATCTCCCAGAGGTCTTGCGAACACATCTTGTAATTGACATCTTGTGCCTTATACCAAAACACGATGTCTGATATGTTGTTCGACTGAACCTTGTTGTCTATCACAAGACACTCGAAGTTCTCGGTGCATTGGTTCATCACCTGATTGAATACGTCGAAGGTCGGGAACATACCTGCGTAATGATTGTATATCTTTTCTCGTTCTTTCACAATATTATTACGAAAAATAAAAACATAGTCGATGTTGGAACGCAAGTCGGGCGGTAATCCCAAGCCGTGTTGCATCGTGATTAAAAGAAATATCTTGTAATGCCTCCCGTTCATAAAAATACATCGAATGTTTTTGTCCGTCATCGCCGACTTGTTATACATACAGTCGTCTAATATCAAGAAGGCACGTGGGTCTATCGAAGAGTTCCCGTGCTTCGCCATATCTCTCTTTCGCTCATTCGTTATACTGATTTGTCGGGTCAGGAACTTGCTTATTAACTTCTCTTCCAGTTCGTCATATATCAACATCTTTGGAATAAACTTCTCAAAGTATCCGTTGGCACGTTCGGTAGGCGAAACTACGACGCCGACGGGTACATCCTTGTTATAACTGAGTATATCTTTCATACAAAAACTTTTCCCAGTATTACGTTTGCCGATAAAGACAACTACTGAATCATTCTTGATTTTTGTCGGGTCAAACCTTTTAAGTTCTAACTTCATTTAATTTATAATAACAAAAATAATATATTATATGTATCACACACACATACGCCCCGCCTACGGCGCATATACATATATAAGATATAAGCAATATTATCATATAAGAATAAGAGGAGTAGCCAATAATGGGTATGAAGCATTACTGGATAAATATTGATAGGTCGCAGGATAGACGAGCGTTTATGGAAGAGCAATTTAAGAATAACTCGCTCGATAACGTTAGGGTGTCGGCAATCACGCCTCAGGATTTCGACGAGGTTCTCGAAGATAAGCGTCCGCTAACCTGTAAGCACCCTGGGTGTGTTCGGTGCGAATACGAATACGCTTGTATATCCAGTCATATCAAAGCGATGATTGAGGGGCTTAAAGACGAAAGCAACGATTGGTTCGTGGTGATGGAAGACGACATTGTGATACCTTTTGATATCGATTATAACAAGATGATTGGCGAGTTGCTGAAAGAAGCACCGACGGCACAATTGGTTCAGTTGCTTATCCTATACGGACAGACGGTGAAAGCATTGTATAACCTATCAATCACACAAAATATGCCTTTTATTAAATGGCAGTATCTATTGCCATCTACGGGTATGTATATTATATCCCGTGAAGGTGCTGAAATATTGGTTGGTAAATATTTTAAAAATAATAAATATGACTTCACTACGTGCGAATATCAAGTTGTCGCAGACGTCGCATTGTATTCGTCGATAAACTCTTACGCTACTACATTTCCCTTCGCATACCCGAACATCGACTTAGTGTCCGAAATACATCCCGAGCATTACGAAGCACACAAGGAAACCTACCTCGATATTCGAGAGGTGATTGATGTAGCCAGACAAAGAAGTATTCCTTTTACAGCGCCTTAGCAGCCTTAGCCGCCTATAAATTAATACATATGCGGTTCGCTATGCTTGTCCTTATCGACGATATTGTATTTTTCATTGAAAAAATAGATGACGATGAGTTGCTTACGGTGGTTTCTTAACTTATCGGTGCAATACAATATGTAGGTTTCGTCTTTCCCATTTAAGTTCTTGTTTTTTATCCATATTTTGAAAAGTTCATTGTATAATATGACTGATTCATTTATGAGCGGATACTTGTCTATCTTGTTGGTTGCCAACATCTGAGCCTCCTCTGCTAATCCGATAATATGTAGAAAATGCTTTGTGATACAATCACGGCATCTCTTGTTCTTGTTTGTAAGATGCTCCTCTAATAATATAGATTGCTTGATGATTTGTTGCATGTTGTATCGAGGGTCGCTCACGGGGTCAATTGAATCACAAGATGTCGAACACGAACCCTCGCTTTTTTGCTTGTTATAGTTGATGTTTAGCAAGGTCGCTGACGCTGCTCCCGCTGCTCCCGCTGCTCCGTGGTCGCTTAGATTATGTATATGCCATAATACGATGATTGTTGATAGAATGATTGTAAAAACAATAATAGATGTTTCTAAAACATTCATAGTAATATAATTCTACTAATATGATATAAAATAATAACTTGGTTTATTAGAAAATGATTATAGATGCCGTAGAAGACTTTGCGATTATGAAAAGCCTTTTCCTCGAACCCTTTAAAGGCGGAGGCGGTGGTAGCGGAGGTAGCGGAGGTGGAGGGAAAGGAAGCAGTGGCAGTGGTGGTAGCAGTGGTGGTAGCAGTGGCGGTAGCGGCGGAAGCGGCGTAAGCGGCTCACGAAGAAACGCCAAGAACGCCAAGCCTCGTCCTTCATTTAACATCGCAATCTTTCTGTTCTTTGTTGTTATCTATTCCTTGACATTCTTGTTTTTTTCTACTCGCAAATAAATAAATATTAGTATATAGTAGAATATAGTAGAATGAGTGGTAGCGGTAGCAGCAGCGCTTTGTTTTTTGAAGAGTTTAAAGTAGGTAAGGGCAAACCCAAGATGATGCGGAAGCACAGAACTCAGGTTCAGGAACAACAACGGGAGCAATCGCAGGGGCGGCAACAGGTGCTTTGGTTTCAGGAGGTTCAGCCGCCGTAATGAGTAATTCAGGCTCTAATAACGTAGAGAAATGCCCTTTGGATAACGATACCCTTTATTGCCAAATTAGCAGAACCGCAGGTATCACTGGTATGCTTGTTTATATATTGTTTATTATAATCTTAGTTATGATATTCTTCTATTCGATGTATTACCTGTTCTTTCGAAGCGGTGGTAGTGGCGGCAGCGGCGGTAGCAGCGTAAGCAAAGCAGTATCAAGGAGGAGACGTTAATGCGAAGCATTTTTAAAGCGAAGCGTTAAACAGTAGCCTTATTTATTTTTATATATCATCTCAATCAGGCAACAATAAAAAGACGAAGGTAGTTATAGTATATAAGGCAGTTCCCCATAATGTATCAATGATACCTATTGTGCTATCTAAGTCCTTGTAAATTGCGAGTGAAGTGAAGTTATAGATGCCATAGATGGAAAACCCGACAGCACCTCCATACATAAAGGATTTTAATAATTTAGTCTCGATGCTAATACTGCGAATACTATCGCCTTTCTTTATACTTTGCGTTGTGAAAGGTATTGCCACGTAGATAACCGAAAATAGTATGAAGAGATATGCGATGATTGCGTAGTCGGTTCGAAGTCTTACAGGGGACTTTTGAACGTTTAGAATTACCGACGAATACGCAGATACATTCATTGCTATCCACGCAACATCTAACACCATAAGGATACCTGTTATTATAAGATACTTCACATAGATATTCATATCGTTCTTTCTAATTAACAACGATGTTTTTTATTTTTCTCGATATGTATGTAGAATAGATATATTATAAAAATGAGTAAGGAAAGTTTTAAATACTGCGAATATGAATGCTCATATAAAATGTTTTTTGATAAAAATCCAAATATACTTAAATTTAATGCTAATAACACATTTATACTATATGGCAAAAAAGATAACGAAATAATAAAATCTAATAAATTAAAATTAAAAATAATTAATATTATTAAAAACACATATGAAATATACGACAAAGGTGACGATAGCAAGACTGATATATCATGGAAAACATTAGAATGCGAAGACAATGGCAAGAATGTAAAAGTTATTATAACAGGCGTTCAAATATTAGACGACACTGATAAAGTGGTATCATATGGTTCTAAGGAAGGGGTATATTTCAATTTTAATGGAGGTCGCAAAGTAAATGCGAAGGCTTCGTCCGTCAAGAAAGAAGTCTGTGGGAAACTAAGATGTATCTACAAGATACCTGGGTCGAGAAAGGAACACCTGAAATACAAGGGGCAACTCATTACCGTAGCGGATTATAAGAAACTTATGAAAGCGAAATCCTAATATTAAATATAATCCTATTTATATAGATTGAATATGGCATCTAAAAAAACAAAAAAGAAAGATACATCAAATAAACCTATTATGTCAGTAGATACACATATTGACTATTTAACGTATTCCTTAGCAGAACAGTATGATTTTTTGGAACGTTTGTTTAAGAATGATGAAAAGAAAGAGCGTATGGGAAGATGGTTAGAAAATGTTAAAGTTGAGGAGGATATCGGAGAACCATATATCGAAAATCCTTTGCTTGGCTACCCTTATATAAAGGGCGACGACTTATATATAAATAGAGATGTATCGTATCAAGCCCTACATAAATGGTGTGTATTACATTACAAAGATTTGACAGTCGCAAAATTACCAAAGCCGATTGATGAGATTATAGACGATGAAGCGAATAGATGGAAACGAAAACCCACAGAAGACCCATATACGCACAAGGAGGTTAGAGTATCCCTCTTACCAAATAGTGAATACGTTATCTTGTATAAAAAAATTATGAACAAATTGGTCGGGAATATTTTGAAAGCGGATACTGAGGATACTGCGAAGACTGATAGAATACTGACAGTCGAAGAATGTTTTCGAGTAAAGTATAGTTTGCCTTACGAACACGCTCACATTCTTTCAACCACTCCGCTATACTATGACTATCTCTTTGTTGTCTATTTTGTTAATTCTAAAACAATCCAATATGACCCTGAGTTCAAAAACGAACTAACAATCTACTTGGATAGTGCGGTTTATACTACTGGAAAAGTATCTGATATTGAAACTCCTTATACGTTGTTTTTGAAAAACTATATAACAAGGATGAGCGAAAGCCCACTCTCTATTATCAGTATAGTAATGAAATTATCTGCTGAAATCAAAAATATGATGCTACTTAAACCCATACCTATAACAAGCGTCGATATTGACAGAGTTAAGTTCAATATGAATGTATTGGAATATTGTAAAAGGGTATTGTATAAAAGTCCATATCCAATTATAGAAGGTTATTTAAAAGAATATGAAAAAAACGAAGCCATAAATGCCATAAATGTTCGCACATCTCCTACGATAGCCAAAGGGACTACGATATCGAATGCTCGTGTTCGCACATCTCCTACGGTAGTCGAAGATGTTCGCATAACCGCAAGGAATGCGGAAATGAGACGACGGTCATTCCTTGCTTATTCTTCTGTTGCGGTTGTGCGTAAAGATGATATATATTTATTAGAACAATCTATAAAAAAGTTATTGTTATCTGAATTGGAAACTATGAAAAAAGACGGCGATTTTAAAAAGGATTTTGAATACATATATGAAATGATAGTTGCCTATATAAAAAATAAAGATAGCGATGCTTTCGAAACCTCTCTATCCATTTACAATAGCATTTTGAAACTATATATGGATAATAAAAACCATCGTCGAGGTGTCTATAAATATATCAGAGACACTTATAAGGGAATTGGTATTGGTATAGATGAACCACCACAGATGCCAATAAAACCGCATATGACAAGCGATTTGCAAAGATATAAAATACGTAAGGAACGAAACGGTAAGGAACGAAACGGATTACAAGAATATTATAAAAACGACAAGAAAACAATCGAAGAATATGAAATTGAGTTGATGGAATATAATAAGCGGTTAAAAGAATATCAATTAAAAAAAGAAATATATGACCGCATTTATTACGGAACATATTCGCCGAAAAAACCCTTACTGTCATTAAATGTATATAAGGGGTTTTTGAAAGAAGAATTACCACACGGCTCAATCAGGAAAACAAAGAGCGACGAAGTAAGAATATCTGGCAGGTCTGGCATACCATCATTCGCATATTATTCGGACAAGGTATTTAGCGATAAAAAACATCACAGTCCTAACGGTTATTATAAAAATGACATAGACCCTTATACACAAGAAGAGTTTCGCAATATGAACCCGAAAAAACAGAAATACGTTTCAGACATCGTTTATAATATTGGAAAACGGGACATCCATTATCGATTTGATACGGTATCAGTCTATAATTATATATTGAAATGTATAGACAATTGTAATAAGCCTATTAATTTTTTTAATAGGACTGAATTAACAGACGCAAACTTAAAAGAGATATGTAATAAAATTAAATACTTTACTAAAATGCCAACCTATTCATCTTCCGAAATTAAAGCATTATTAAAAGATTGTATCAAATATGATAATCGTCTTGTATTCGATTATGATATAGAAGGGCATCCAGAACAAAAAGGAAAAGACATTGTAGGGGTTCGAAAGGTATATCTAAATATTAAATTAGGTAATATATTGTTTCGTGTAAGCGATGCTAACTATGCGAATGCTGCTAACGTCGTGTTATTATTGCCTCATTTTAATCGCTATAAGTTCCCAATGGAGAACTCAGTTCCAAAAGATATATTTAAGATTTTACAAACCAAGTTATCAGAAGGAGCGTTGATTGGTAGTAAATATTTCCCATACAGGAAAAATAATACCATTCTAACGTTGCCAAAGTTTGAGTTTGATTTGAACGACGATGCTCCTAAAACATTAGAAAAATTAAAAGCATATAAACAAGAAATCTTGATGCTTAATGCTTCATAAGTTTCTTATACTTTGCGACGGTAATGAGACGTCCCTTGTATTTCAGGTGTTCCTTTCTCGACCCAGGTATCTTGTAGATACATCTTAGTTTCCCACAGACTATCTTCTTTATAGTCTTCTTTACGACAGTCTTCGCCCCGCCAGATTTTGACGACGACGATGAGAATGATAAATCGAACTGTGATAGCGGCGACGATGAAGAACGTGATGAAGAACGTTTAGGTGATGAAGAACGTTTAGGTGATTGATGTTGTAGTTGCTCTGCAGGTGGGACGTATTTTGTAAATATAAGCGAACTATTATCGTTGAACATGTCATCAATTTCATCATATTTCTTTTTTAATACCTTATACCTTGCTTCGGCATCTTTATATTGTTTTTCACTATTAAGGTTCATAATACTCTCAAAAAATGCGTTCATCTCAATTTCAAATGGTATAATTAAATTATAACAGGTTTCTGCTTCACCCTTCTCGTGGTTGTTTTTACCATCAGACCTATATTTTAAAACCCTTGTTCTAAGATAGTCAGCATTCTTGCGGAAAATACTTAAAAATTCAAGTTTATACAATACATCAGATTGAAGTTTTAAATACTTCAATTTGTCTCTCGAAGCCTTTAATGTTTTGCCTTCTGCTTCAACTCCTTTTTCTTCGGCTTCCAATTTTAGCAAGTCTGTTTGAATACTATACTCAATCTCTTGTAATTTTAAATTATTTAATATATTTGAATAAATAAGGATATCTATTTCGATGTCTTTCTTTTTTGTATGTCTATTATTTAATCTAATAATAACAGCTTTTAAAATCTCGCTTTCCTTAATTTTATCATCCCCTTTCAGTTTTGGTATCTTCTTTGCTAACTCTTCTGTTTCTTTTTCTAATTCAGTTATAGTTTTTATAACCTCCTTTAAGTCCTCTTTTTTTATAACTAAACGGTTATTGTATCGAGTTTGCAATATTGATATATTTTTTATATAGTCTTCTATATATTTTAAAAAATCTTCAATTTTTTTCTTATCATTTCCATATAACCTAATCACATTACCTTCTATTTTTTGATATCTTTAATCTTCTCGTCTAATGTTTTCGTATGCTTAAACATTGCGAATAATCCCTTTTTGTCTGATGGCGGTTTAGTAGCAGTTTTACGTGTTGAAAATGCTATATCCATCTTATATACTTCTATATATATGAATTATAAAAAATAAATATCTATATTATTATAAATACATTATCTACAATATATCATCACAACAACATGCATTGCTTAGGGTGTGCGATATATTTACCTTCATTTCACGATATTATCGAATATCTAACAAAAAATAAATAAGGAATGCGTAGCATTGCTAAGCAATTCTTAGCCTCCGTTAGCCATTAATTAAGCAGTCGCCGTCGCACTCTCAGTATCCTTAGCCTCCTTCGCCGCCTTGCTCTCGTTCCAATTCATCGCCGCCTGTTTCATCAGTTCCTTTCTCTCTTTGTCTGGGAACTCAGTGATTAATCGTGTCATCTCATCTTTAATATACAGGTTGTATTTGCTCGGTTGCTTCTTAATCACCACGCCGTCGCTATCAACCTTCACAACCCGCTTTTTACCTTGTCCCGACTTTAAGGCGTCTTTAAACGCAGTTGTCGCCTGTTTCTTAGTTTCATCCAGAGTGTATTCAGTATCATCCTCGAATGCCGATGCGAAGAACTCCTTGATTTTTTTACCTGACACATTCTTTGTAGCACTCATACTTATTATATAATCATATTGTATTGTAAGTTTTATATAATTTTATATATTAATTAATAATAAGGGTTTGCGATTTAATTTTAATGGACTTTGAGAAACACCTTGATTACAACGCATATAAAGATAGTCTAAATGAGATATTTGATAAATTAGACGAGGTTATCTACATATCGAATACCATAGATTACAAAAAGATAAACATATTGTTATCAGAAATCGTCCAAAACTTCGACTATTATAATACAGTCGTGATGATACCGTCGGCAAATGTTGGAAAGGCAGTTGGAAAAGAGGAAAAGGTAGTGGAAATGGCAGTGGGAGGAAAAAGAGGAAGGCGTAAAGTTAAAGGAGGAAGTGATGATATACAAGTAGGGATACCTGTCGGGATACCAGTAGGGACAACAGTGACGCCAGAAGATGTAGATGTAGGGACAATAGTCGAAGGAACGCCAGTAACGCCATTAGATAAACAACAGCAACCAACGCAAGAAACGCCATCGCCACCCCAGCCACCGCCATATAGTGATATAGACGACCAAGCAACGACAATCAAGAATATAATAGAAGGAGATGAATATAAGAACTTGGTATCCTATATTCAAAATACAAAGACAAGAATAGATGACAAGGGGGGGAAGTTAAAGACAAAGGTTGATGATTTTATAAACAACCATTTATTAACATTAGACGTAAAAGACAATCATATGATACGTGATGACTTCTTAAAGCAATATAGCAGTCTCATGTTTAAACTTGAAGATATTATAAAAAATATACAGAATATAAACCACGGGATACAAGACGAAGGCACTGCGGACGCAAAGATTAATGTCGATTTAATGACTAACCAATGGTACTTGTTTAGTTGGGGCAATACGCGTTTCTTTACTACGGATTGGTTGTATTGGTTAAAAAAATCTTTCTCAAAAGACGCACACGTTATAAACGCAGATAAATTAACTAAGCAAGGCTATAATGACTTTCGAGAAAAACTATACACCCTATATGTTAAACTACAAGAGGATTTTCCACAATCCGAAGGAAAGAAATATAAAACAGACATTTCAGAAGTTGTGTTTAAAGAGATAAATATTAAATTAGATAATATTTACAAAAAAGAATTAAAAGCAAAGGCAGAAGAAGCGAAAGCAGATGATACAAATGTAAATGTTAAGTCATCAACACCTCAACCATCAACAGCAACAACACAATCACCATCAACAGCAACAACACAATCACCATCAACAACAACAACACAATCACCTCAACAATCACCATCAACAATAACACAATCACCATCAACAACAACACAACCACAACCACCTCAACCATCAACAGCAACACAGCAATCACCTCAATCACCAGAAGAAGATATAACTAATATGGCACTTCAAAAAGTGGAAGAAAGTAAAAAAGCAAGGCTGAAAGCAAGAGCAGATGCTATCAACGCAAAAGAAAAATTAATGAAAATTGAAGACGACGCAAAAGAAAAAATGGAAGCATTAGCAAAACAAAAAGCAGAATTAGAAGAACAAGCAAGAGCATCAGTTCTCGCCGAAAGAGACAAAGCCAGTAGCACGATTAAAGGATTAATAGGTTCAACTCCACAAATAACAGAAGCAAAAAACTCTTTTGGCAATTTAGGTAAAGACTTAGGTAATGTAGGTAAGCAATTTGGATTATTGAAACCTAAAATACCACCCAACCCTCTACAATTCGCAACAGTCTAACCTCTCGAACCACGTAGTTCCGCTACCTCTTCACGCAGTTCGTTTATTTCTTTTTTAAGGGCTTTTATACATTCAACGAATAACGGCGCCATCTTTTCATAGCAAATCGTTAAAAAGTTGTCTCCGCTTTTCGAAACGATATTGTTATAGTCGTCTCGTGCCATATCGAACGGCGCTAACTTAACAATCTCAGGGAGAATGCTTTGAACCTCTTGGGCGGAAAGTCCGACATCAGGGTTCTTCGAAAACCCATAGGATACCGCCAAGTCATTTGGTGTGAAATGAAACCCATTAATACGGTCGATTAAAGCAATCGGGTTCGCAATGTTCGACGTGTAATCTTTGAGCCGATTGTCTGAGAAGGACGTCGTGATACCCTTGGAGCAGATAATCGCCCCATCCACCGTGAGCGTATCGATGTTGCTCGTCGTTCCGATGGATACGTTCGTCATACTATACACATTCGTCGGACTGATAACCCACGCCGACTTAATGTTATTGATTGAAAACGCCAAGTTATTACTTGACGCCAGTATATAATTGCTATTATTCATATCATTCAATCGCAACGTGTTATTCAGTATCGCAATATTGCTATCTATTCTCCTTGCGATAACGTTGCTCGTCTCCAAGACATAATTGCTCGTATCCAGCAGAACATCCCGATTGTTCCTTATATAATTCCCCGCTATCCGAACGTCCCCATTATTACCCACCGTATATACGACGTTGTCCCTGTTCGACGCTTGTATGATGTCGTTTAGAAGGTCGTTCTGCTTAATCACTAACGCCCTCGACGTGTTGTTCGCATTCGTGATTTCAAGCCGTTCCGTCGTATATACTTCGGTTTCCAGCGTAGTACTCGCCCCCAACACAATCAAGTTCGAACTTACCGTAAGATTGCCATAGATGCTAAGATGATTATTATACTCATTATTTATAATAAACCGCTTCGCAGCAACAGCACTTTCATTTATCATATCGGTCGTCAAGTTCGTTATTCGGGTCGCTATGAGATTGCTCGTCGCCATCACGTAATTGCTAACATTCACGTCGTTCCTGTTCGTCCGTAATACCAAGATATTACTTGTCGCCATCACGTAATTACTCGCATTCACGTCGTTCCTGTCCGTCCGCAACACCAAGATGTTGCTCGTAGCCATCACGTAATTACTCATATTCACGTCATTCAACCCAGTCCTCGACATTACATAATTGCTAACATTCACGTCATTCCTGTCCGTCCGCAACACCAAGATGTTGCTCGTAGCCATCACGTAATTACTCATATTCACGTCGTTCAAATCTGCTTTTGCCACCAAGAGATTGCTCGTCGTCATCACGTAATTACTCGCATTCACGTCATTCAGGTCGTCCTTTGCGTTTAGCACGTCTCTTGTGTATAAAAGCAAATTACTCATACTCGCATCTCGCTCTCGAATAGTGGCATTCAAGGTTGCGACGTTTTCGAATAGCAAGTCGCTATTGTTCGCCCCGAGGCTCAATATTTTACGGTCAAGGTCTTCAATGACATTTTTACCCGCTACATCGAATATATTGCCACTGATATATAAATCATTGCTCGTCCGAACGTCGCCGTAAAACTGAATGTTCCCCACCTTGTCAATGAGTAATTGCGGATGCTCGAATTGATTGTCCGAGTAATTAAACCGCAGGTTGCCATCATAACTATATATTTCGTTGATTAGACTGCCTCGGTCGAGCGTCTCGTCCTTCACAGAACTCGCAAAGATGATGTGCGGTTTCAAGTTCGCACGATTAAAGTTCGTCAGTTGTATATTAAGATTGCTATTTTGGACGTATCGCCTGTAATACTCGTCAATCCTAATCGTATTACTTAAACTCGCACCATATATTGCGAATTCGTCCTGATATAGATTTGAACCGACATAGATTAACTCCGTGGCATACGCACCATCTACAATCTCATTCGACGTCTGGATACTAACGATATTCGAGATATTATTCGCAACGGTAGCCACGTTCGCATAGCGGATATTCGAACTGTAATTTATAATATAATTGCTGTTCGTCATCGTATTTGGGAGCGTGTTGGAACTGTTGATGACTGTTCGATTGGTTCGATGGATTGCGAATTTACCTGTGTAGGCATACGTTAGGTCTGTGCCACTCGTGTAATTATAACAGACGATGTTCGAGGTTTCCGATACAATATATACGTTCGATAGCGAATAGTTGTCGTCCAACTTGATTAGATTTTTATTCACAAATACCTTTGATATATTCTTTGTCCTGCTATTCACCTTAGGCAAATAACTATATATTTCGTTTTTTAAAGAAATAATATTGCTCGTCCTATCTCTCGCTACATCTACAACCCTCGTATAGTTTGATGTGAATAGCGTGTTCGACGTCGTCATATCCGTGAGATACGAAGGTATATTATAAATGTTGTTAAAGATACACGAAAAGTTGTAATTCTTATTCATAATCGTATCGTCGAGCGTGATGTTAAAAATATTCGACGTCTGGTTATTTACAAGTCGCATCTCGTCAAGTCCGATAATCTCATTCGTCGCATCCGACAATTGCGGGGTAATGTCAAAAAGCACACGGTCGTTTTCGAGCAAGTTCTCCAAGTTGAACTCCAAGCGATACGACGGCGTCGTGTCTATCTTGATGTCCCTCGTGCTATATCCGCCGTTTATGATATTCGCATTCGACGTATTAAACTTATACGTCAAATCAATATTCGAATGTTTCGATAGATAATAGATATCCTTTACGGCGTGTAGCGTCTTATAAACAACCGTATTCGGATTATCTATATTACTTCCAAATATATCAAACGTCGGCACATAAACCGACGAAATCGTATTGTTAAATGCGGTATTGAATGTTTTCGCATTGTTGTCCCATCCGCTACCGCCACCGTCTCCGTCGCTCGTCGCTACCTTCGAAAATACGATATTACAACTATTCACGGTCGCCTTCGTATAGATGTAATCCTTCGTGTATCTCGCATTGATTAGCATCGTCTGCTCGTCGTATTCGCTGTTAATCGACATCGTCTGCTGTGGGGCTTTTTCGTTGAACCCGTAGCGAACCCCGTCTCGCAAATTAATACCCGTCGTGTAAGGGTCTATCGTTAATATATTAAGCATATTGGTATTGTCGGGTTCGTTCCCCACGTCTAACACGGCGGCATCCAACGTGAAACGGTAGTTGTTCTCTTCGTCCCCACTACAAATCGTCGTATATTTATTGCGGTCTCCTGCGATATTCACCATATTTATTTTCACAGGATTATAACTGTTCGTCAATTGCAACCCGTATTTATTGTCGTCGTCGATATGTAGCGTGATATTGCTATTGTATCCACTCACTCCCTGCCCTACGTGCATATAGGTCTTTGAAAAACTGTTGTTAAACTCGACAAACGGATGATAAAAATCGTTGTTGCTGTCGTTCTTGTAATAACTGAATGTTAAGTTCGTATTTTCGGTCGCTACATCGTTGTTATTGGATACGAGGATTTGAACCATATTCTTTATGTTTGTGTTTTTGTCCTTGTCATAATTCACGTTAAAGTCATTGAACTTATAGATACCCATCTCAATCGCCGAATAATCGTGGTTGTTGCGAAGATTATTATTCATAATCGTCGGATTATTGTCCGTAAGCACGTTCGACGTATAGGAGATAAACTTCGCAACCGAGAGCCTATCGTTGTTCTGCTTAATCACAAAGGGGATGTCGGTATTCACGATTGAATCAACGACAATCGACTGCGTAGGCTTGAAGACGATGTTCTTACCCGAATACTCGATGTCGTTATAGTCTATGATATTTTTATAAATAATATTTGACACTGAGACTACGTCGATATACTTTGACAACTCTGTAAGCCCCTCCACCTTTTTGAGGCGAACATTGAAATTATTACTGTTATTATCGATAATATTGATATTCCCATGCACGTTTAAGTCGCCGTAAATAGACACTGCAACATTCGTATCTTCATTCAAGAAATCATACGACACGTTCGGGTTGTTGAAATCCACGTGATAATTCGAGTTCTGCGTATTGTAATACATCGACATCCCGAAGTTCGTCGGCTCAATCGTCTTATCCGTGTATCCGATTTGGAGTGGTCCTATCCTCGCAACATCACGCGAATCAATATCATTGAACTTGTGGTTTTTATAAATGAACCATCGCTCCAAATCCCTATCGCTCCTTAAATCCCTGTCGTATTCGCAAATGTCAATCCCGCTATAATCGGCGTTGTTGTGAAGCCCTCCACCTCGAACCCCTCGATAGATGCGGATGACCGAATGATTGTAATCTTCGATAATCGTATTGCGAACCTGTAAAGGTGCATGAACGTCTTCTCCGCTCCACCCAAGCGATATCTTCTTATTCGTATAAAAACTCCCGAGATTGTTCGTGACTTGTAGCGTCTCGATAAGTTTGTCATTTTGATAATAAGTATCGCTATTGATACCCTGTTTCACATTCAATCCTCGCATCTTCACAGAATATGTCGAGATATTGTCGTAATTAATACAGTATTTATAAGTATTCTCATTGTATATATTGAAATAATTCTTCGCACCGTTATAGACAAACCCCGCCATCTTCGTTATCACGTCGTCCTTGTAGATGTTATACTCGGTAGCGGCGATTTTGCCATTAATATCCAAGTGAATACCTTCGTGTGGTAATTTCGTGTTTATGCTAACGCCCGTATTGGTTATCGACAGCGTCGGTGGCGTATTGATTAAGTTCGGGCGAAACACGTTGTTCTCTAACGACGATATATCGAAGGATGGGTAAAAATACACGTTGTTCTGTTTCCCCGCTACCTTGTTCGTATTCACGATGAGACTGTTGTCATAGAAGTCCAGATACGAAAGTCGCCCGATATTTGCGATATACTTGTCGGCATTCACCTTATCCTGTAAGATAACCTCGAAATTATTATATAAACTGCTCGACTTAAACACATTCACGACGCCCCGAAATCCTTCGCCCGTATTATTGCCGACGCTCAATTTATTCGGGAAACTGATGTTGCGGTTGGCGTCGAGGTTCGCTATGTTGCTATGGACGTATGTGAAGAAGTATTTATTGCCATTGTCTGTATTGCTCGTTATCGTCGTATATCCGAGTGTCTCGTCGCTTATATTGATAGGATTAACACGAATGCCTCCTATCATCAAGTCGTTCGCAATATCCAAGCGGTTCATCGAGAGCGTCGTGGTATTCACAAAACTCGTAGTTCCACGAAACGTCGCATTTTCAGATACGACAATCGAAGTCGCCTCGATGCTCGGGGCGGTGATAGAGTTCGTGGCGTTTATCGTCTTCGCATTTAGCGTCTCCCGAACATCTACGATATTAAAGGAATAACTGAGACCGTTAAACGTCCCCGCCGTAATCTGCGACGGGCGAATGCTACCTACGCCGTCCGCACGAATATAGACTTCGTCGATATGCTTGTAATTGTTCGTGAAGTTGTCATAGAGGATGATGTCGTCGAACTTCGAAACGCCCTTCACGTCGAGGCGTGTCGGGTTCGCAAACGCCGTGTTCGAACTGATACCGTTCGTCAAAATATTCTTGTAATATATCACGTTTATCGCCTGATTTTTCCCGATACACACGTTCCCGTTGTTATCTATCGTCATCGCCGCATAATCGGCGTCCTTCTTGTATCTCGGGACGGCTTCTCGGGTATATAAGGAATTGATTTCATCCGCCGATTTATTCACGTGAAACTCCAAGGGCATCCCCTTCGTGGTTGAGATGACTGCGGGGGATATGTTGCTACCGCCAATGATACCGATGCTAAACTTGGATAATTCGTTGGTTGTATAATTGTAGGTGTCGTTTCGCAAGGCGATGTGGATGTTGTTGTAGTCGTTGTTTGGTGTCGAATTGATATTTAGAGGATGCTGATTGTAGTTTGTATCGACCAACCCGCCTAAGGTTAGATAATTTGGCGTGTAGATATTATTCACGGGATACGTCATATCATAGAGGTTGTTGTAGTAGGTTACGACGCCCGTTTTGAATGGCTGTGATTCCGACAAGATATTTATGTTTTTTATTAAATCGATTAGGGCATTGCTGCCAATCTCTCCGCTAATCGAGATATTGCTGAACTGGATGCTGTGGGCGTTAATGATACCGTCGCACTGGATGTTTCGATTGACGTAGAGAGACGCATTCGGTTGCCTGAAATTCGACGTGATAAACCTCGACGTGTTAATGGCGACCCCGTCGTGATTTACATACATATTCCATTTCGTATCCAACTGATTGCTATTATTATTCGCTGTTCCCAGACCGTCCCCGACCACTAAGTATTCATTATCATATAAGGATAGACGCTGGATGTCCTGTATTGTATTAATCCCTATCCCTAATGAATCGACTTTGATGAGTGGTTCGGTATCTTGAATAATAAAATCATCCATTTTACTATACTATTTAAAAGAAATAAACAATTAATATTTATATAATAAAAAATGATATAAATACAATAAATACAAAACACTTTAACTTTATATGAAACGCATTCAAGGTATTCATAATAAAACAAGGGAGATTGAGATTACCAACCAACCCTATAACAATAAGAATGTTCTCTTACAAAGCAAGGATTTGACGACGATATTCAATCAAAATGGGCTGAATGGCATTGTGTTTAAAAATATCGACTTGTATCGTGTGGCGTTCGTTCATAAATCGTATTGCACGATGAAGAACATCGACTTTGACAAGAGTAATGTGAATTGTCCGTCCGATTGCCTCCCGCTTCAAGATATGTCCTATGAACGCCTCGAGTTTCTTGGTGACTCTTTAATCGGTATGATAGTCGCCAACTACTTATATACACGGTTTCCCGACCAAAACGAGGGGTTTCTTTCGAAAATCCGAACAAAAATCGTAAATGGACGGATGCTCGGCTACTTGTCCGAAAAAATAGGTTTTCCGAAGTTTGCGATACTATCAAAGCAGGTTGAAGAGTCGGGTGGTAGAAATAACTTTAAGATTATGGAGGATATATTTGAAGCGTTCATCGGGGCTTTGTTTCTCGACTTTCAAACCGAGAGCGACAAGGTTCAACTCCCGAATGCGATAACCATTTCCCCTTTCACGGGTGCGGGATACTTTATCGTGGAAAACTTTCTCATCTATATCATCGAAAACTACATTGACTTCTGCGAACTAATTCGTATCCAGAATAACTACAAGGATATGCTCGTATCGTATATGATGCACAATCTTCAAGATATACCAAAGTTCTACGAAGTGAAGGTGCTGATGAAAGACAATGTTCGCATCTTCACTTACTGTATCAAAGACAGAAACAATGCGATTATTGCGACATCCACAGGTAGCAACAAGAAGGAGGCGGAGAACAACACGGCGAAAGAGGCGCTACTTTACTACAACGTGGATATATGCGAGTATAGTTCGAGTATTTAGATATGTAAATATATGTTGATATAAACAAAATATATAATTTTATATTTAAAGGATGGATAAATTGAATATCACGCATCTCGTTTTATCTGGCGGGGGGATGCGGGGCGTCATCTATATTGGTGCGATACGATATCTATACATCGAGAACTTACATAAGAACATTTCGCATATCGCCGCCAATTCAATCGGCTCTTTCGTGGCGTTATGTATAACGTTCAAACTGACTATCGAAGAGATTGAAGAAATCATATATAATTCAAAAGACGACAAGGAATTGTGTAATATCCCTACGAAGAATTATTATCGCATTATATCGAAATTGGGTCTCAGTTCTATCTCGCATTTTATGGAACATTTAAAGAGAAGATTGCGTATCAAGTATCCAGATATGGACGTGGGCGGGGACGGGAGGGACGCAATGTCGTTTAAGGAGGTATCGCAGAGGTTCGGTGTCAATCTCTATTTCTCGACTACGAATATTAATCGATGCGAAAATCGTATTTTTTCCATTGAGGATACGCCTGACGTATCTGTATTTACTGCTTGTGAAGCGTCTATGGCGATACCTTTGCTATTCACGCCGATTGTGATAGACGGCGAACATTATTATGATGGGGCTTTTACGAATAACTTTCCGATTAAAATATTCGCTCACATATCGAAAGAGAATATCATTGCGATGCTCTTGTATAAAGAGAGAGCCGAATACGTGCCGACGAAAACAAAGATAAATATCTTTTATATCCTACAACAAATCTGTAAGATGTTTGAGATATTACGTGTCAATCAGGTAACCATCAATGAACTCAATGCGAATGATAAGGACTACTATTTTATGCCTAAAAATATAAATATGAAGTATTCGATGAATGTGGTTGTCAATCGCAAGGGGGTGCGCTTAGAACTGTCGTCGGAACAGATAGACGAGATGATATTACACGGGTTCAGTTGTATGGCAGAGTATATCGATAAACGCAAGGCATTACTGTATGAGAAAAATAAATTGCGACTATGCGATACTGCGGAATTGTTGGCTTAGCGTTGGCGGTTCTGTTGCTATACCGTTATGTGTTTGTTTGACACTGGCTTTGTATGTAATACCTTGGGAACGTTAAAAGACGCTTTAGCTGCTTTGGCTGCTTTGGATGCCTTGGGTGATACTCTTTTCGTTTTTGGTGATACCTTGGGTGAGACTTTTGTTTTGGTTCGTGATACTCTTCTTATTTTTAATACGATTGGTTGTTGCGCCTTTCGTGTCAAAGCATTTGTTTGAGACTTTGTAACGAAGTGATGTCTTTTACAGAAGGCATCTATATCCTCCCTTTCTGGTGGCGGTGGCGGTAGCGATATCCTCGCATTTGCGAAACCCTTCTTTTTTTCATATCCTTTATCTTTACAGTATTTGTCCGCAGGTAAATCTTTTAAATCGATACGCTGTGGAAGCGGTGGATGCGATGGTTGCTTATATTGTCTATACATTGGCTGCTTATGATACTTAGGATACTGAGGATACGGAGGATGTTGCTGATACAATTGTCGTTGCTGTTGTTGCCATTGTCGTTGCTGTTGCTGTTGTTGCCATTGTCGTTGCTGTTGCTGCTGTATATATAGTTGTTGTCTTTCTTGTTCTTGGCGATACAGTTGCCGTTGTTGTTGTATATACAGTTGCTCTTGTCGTTGCCTTTCTTGTTCTCTTTTAACTAATTCATCTAATTCTTGTTTTATTCTTTGTTCTTCTTGTCGTAAATCTTTTAACTTTTCTATTCTTCGGCGTTGTCTGCTTTTTGAGGAGGATGTAGTAAGGGATTTTGAGGAGGAACGAGATAAGGGTTTCTTATCCTCTGCGTAATCTAATGCTTTTCTAACGGCACTCGCTATACTCGTGGCTCTCGACATTCTAATATTATCATATATATAATATATTATTATTATAGTATTAATAGTATCATTATAGTATAAAAATGAATAATAATCCATATATATTCCTCTTAGATTTAGACGGGACTATTATAGGTGATTGTAGTTATCAATGCGACATCTATAATATTCAGGAGATTATTAAGAAAAATATAACCATAAAGAATAACAACGTCCATCTGGGAAACCTCGTAAAGTATAAAACGACGTGCGACAAGATGCTCGAAAAATGCTATGATTTACAATCGAAATTGCTGAGACCCCACTTTGCCACATTTATGTCCGAGATGAAAAAGAAGTTCGCCAACTGCTACTTTTTTATTTATACGGCATCCGAGAAGACGTGGGCTAACAAAGAGATACTGATTATCGAAAAGCAAAACAACATAAAGTTTAATCGCCCCATCTTTACCCGAGACAACTGCTTAAAGGATGCTTCGGGTAATATTCGAAAGTCTGTTACGAAGATACTACCGCAATTATTAAAGGCAACCAAGATGCCTAAGACGCACACTATCGCAAATAATATCATCATCGTCGATAACAACCCGACGTTCGTAGATTACACCGACAACCTGCTAATCTGTCCCACATACGATTACCTGAAATTTCATAATCTATGGGATAATATCCCGCAAGAATACGCTAAAATATCTGAGTTAAAACACTACGTATCACGGCTCATATCCAATAAAAAAATGTATATCCGAAACAACCCGTCGAATACAATCGTATTGGAGAAATTACATCGATGGCTCTATCGCAAATATAAAAAGATAAATAACTACAATACGAAGTTCGCTAACGACGCCTTCTGGCTAAACCTCTCGACGCTCATCAAACACCACAACATCACGGTATTTAATAAGAAGAGCGTATCGATGCTATCAAAAAGCATATAAGGAAGGAGCGAAGCGGCGAAGCGGCGAAGCGGCGAAGCAGCGAAGCAGTCGTGAAGCGAAGCGACTGCTATATCATATAAATAGATGATATGTAGTATTATATTATATACCTATTTTTTGAATTATGACGGCGGCTGCTGCTTCCGCTACCGCTGCTACCTATATCAGTTTCGATATCGGTATTAAAAATCTCGCAATGTGTATCTTGGAAAAGACGGAGGATGAAATCAACATATTAGACTGGCGTATCATATCACTCGCCGACAAGAAAAAGGACATCAAGGGGATTGATGACATCGCCGAGCGGATATATGTGGAACTCGATAATGTCGTCGGTTTCTTAAATGGCAAGGGGATTGACAACATCGACTATGTGCTGATAGAGAACCAACCGTCCAACCTAAACGGGATGATGAAATCCATCCAATATATCATTTATTGCTATTTCAGTCTCCTTAAATACTGGGACAAGGTCGTCGAGAATGTGGTGCTTGTGAATGCGGGTCTTAAAACGAAGACGCACGATTTTAAACCGGACATCCAAGTGAAGATGGATGCGACACCAAAGACTGCGAAGAACATCAAGGGTTTTCGAAACGATAAATATAAAATGAATAAACAGACGAGCATCGAAATATGTAGAAATTACATCAAAGATGATGCGACGCTATGCGAAATATTTGACGACAACAAGAAGAAGGACGACTTGTGCGATTCGTGTCTCCAAGCGGTCGCATATATACGAACGAACGCTAATGAAGACAAGAATAAAACAAAATATAATAAAGTGTCGTTTAAGGAAATCGCAGACGTATCCGTGGTCGCCGCTTCGCTACCTGAATAACGGATGACACGGTCTTAGGCTTTGATGGTGATGGCTTAGCAGTCTTGTCTTGTTTATTTTTCTTTATATCCTTCTTTTTAGGGATACGCCCACCTGATACCTTCGCTTTCGCTGCTATCGCTGCTTTCGTCTTCATATTTTCATATAACTCATCAAGTTTAGAATAGCGTGTCGGAAATGTAGCAGGTTTAAATATATAAACTGTAATAAGTTCCGATAAATACTTTATATATTCTTTGCGGTTCGATAGTAAATGTTTCATCGATTTAATAGTTTCTTTGATATTCGGAATGATATTCGGTGCATTTACAATGTCGCCCTTGGTATCCTTTTTATTCGTTAAATAAACAGCAACTATATCAACACAATCAAAAACAGCATCTGTAATTTTAATGAACTCGCTAAGGTCTTGTTGTGAATATTCGAATAATGTGTCGTTATTAGTGGTAGCGGTAGCAGCGGCTGCAGCAGTAGGCGATAGCGGCTCTATTTTATATTTTCGTATTCTTGAACTGCCTAAACTGAAACGACTGCTCTTCTTTTCTGGTGTAGAACGAACCGAAAGGGTTCGAATAAATGTTTCATATTTGCCCTTTGCTATCTTATAAATATCATAAACGTCTGCTTCATAACAGGTTGCCATTATATCTTCAATAATTGTTAAAAACGTTTTGATACGTTCGTTCTCTGCTTCTATCTTCACACGTATGTCATCGTTTGTCAAGGGTTTAAACAGTTCAAACAAACCGTCATCAGGAAATAACCCACTTCTTTTTTCGGTTTTAGCGATTGTGGCTTTTAGTTCAACTATATCGTTTCCAACCTTCTTCAAATACTTGATATCTGGTGGAAGTATATGACTGGTCGATTGTTCTATTAACCTATATAACGCACTGTATGGTAATGATTTTCTAAAACTCCATTTGCTATACGTCCATCGTATCTGTTGCTTACTTAATGCGTATATCTTTTCAACATCTTTAAATACTTCTTGAAATAGGTGTAAATCTAATAAACTTAAACTCTTCAATATATCATATATTCTAATTGCGAAATGATTGAAATACTGGGTTCTCAATTCTATATAATAGATTACTAATATCTTTCTCCTTTCTTGTGCTTCATCTATTGGCATTTTATCGATTGCTTTATCGCCCATATGAGTTTATGAATTGTATCTAATAGTATATTACAAAAATAAAAATATCTACATCATATCTTCGATAATAGATTTATAGTTTTTTCGTTCTTTTCGTGGTAGGCTTTGTTGTAGGTTTCTTGACGGATTTAGTTATGGGTTTCTTAGTAGGCTTGGTGGTAGGTTTCTTAGTTGTTGGCTTCTTAGTAGGTTTAGTGGTAGGCTTAGTAGTAGGCTTAGTTGTGGGTTTCTTGGTAGGCTTTCGTCGTCCTCCTTTTGGGTATGGTTTTGGAATAGGCGTATTTGATAATTCTAATAATTGTTTTTCTGTTAGGTATCCTGTTGTTGTTAATGGAACTTTTTCAAATAACTTATTTGAAAAACCAAACTCTACTTCATTGTGAGGTTTATGCTCTGGGGCTTCTTGTAAAAAACGAACTGGCTCTACATATGGTATTATACTTGGTGTTTTTTTGTATCTATGTAGTATATTCTCAATTTTACTATCAAGCAAATCTTGTTCGTCTTGTGTTAGAGTAGGTGGTTTTACTTTAAACAAACTAAATCTGTTTATACCATACTTGTCTTGTAATATTAATATCTTCATTTGGATATCATTTATTTCTTCTTTATATCTTTTTATTGTATTTACTTCATCATCTAATACAGATTGTGTAGTCCTTCTTTTTAAAAGTCCCTTATTGTTTTGTTCTATTAAAAAATTCATATTCTCTTTAATTGATTTTAAAAGTGTTTTTAACATTTCTAATTTTAACTTGTCGTCGTTTGCTTCACTACTGTATATTGGTTGTTGTAGAGGATGAACTCTCGTATTTAGGCTTAGTGTAGGAAAAAACCTACGCTTAGACGGCACAGACGACTGTATAACAGGTGTGGTAGCGCCATTGATGTCTGTAAATGAACTTGCTATCTTGTTGCTCTTTCTTGTCTTGTTTGTTCTTGAACTTGAAAACATCTTTCTATAAATATAGGCACAAAATTAAAATCTTTGTAATAAAAATATTCTATATATATAGAAACATAGTAAATGGCTGGTAGTTGTAGTATGGGTATGGATGGAGGAGCAAGGAAGCCAAATGCAGCGAAAGCAAAGAAAGCCGCAAAGCGTAAATTGACCCCGTATAACAAGTTTGTAAAGAAGATGTTTAAAGAACTTCGTAGCAAGTTCCCTGACGATACCGCCCCTGAGATAATGAAGAAGATTGGTGTCGAATGGAGGAAGACGAAGAAGGACTAAGAAGGACTAAGAAGGACTAAGGAAGACTAAGTAAGAGTAAGCAAGACGAAATGTAATCCCTTATTTTTATAAATTATATCGCATATTATATAGAATATAGGATATATCGAATATAGACATATATGGACGCAAAATATAAGAAGCCATCGAACGCAAACTACACTGTGTATAGCATCGCAAACTGTAAATACTGTGTGATGGCGAAAGAGCATCTTCAAAAGAAATCGGCGAAATACACCACGATACGTTGCGACAAGTATCTCGCTTCGTGTAGAGAAAGAGACAACTTTTATAAGTTTATGAGAGAATACACCGTGATACCCTACCTTCACTTTCCGATGATATTCAAGAACGGCAAGTTCGTAGGCGGATTAAAAGAGTTATTAGGAAAGGCGTAAGCGTAAGCATTTAAGCATTTGGACTACTAAGTATAGCAGTGAATACGAGCGAAGCCCGATGAGCGGAACGACTGCGACGCATAGCAAACAGAGCGTGGATGGCATCATTCTCGTGACGAGTTGCCAGAAGTATATGAATACCCGATTGAAAGAGTTGAAATTGAAAGAGAGTTATGGGAATTGGAAGGTCATCCACGTTATCGGCGATTTATTTTTAGATTGCGACTACGCACTCGAAGGGAACTTGATGCGAATACGATGTGAAGACTCATATATTTATAATTTAAAAAAGTTCGTATTGGCATTAAAGTATCTCTATGAAATGTTTGAGATACGTGATGGCGTGTTGCGTTCGAACGACGACTTAGAGTTCAATGAGAAACTGCTCGTCGATTTCTTAGAAACCCCCAAGAAAATCGGAACGCTCGACATCGATTTCTTAGGCAGGTCTTCGACGGGGTATTCGCTCGTCGATTATCCTTTCACCTACGAACCGCAAAGAGCGGCGACAAACTATCACTTGGTTCAATATTACGAAACACATCCCGAAGACTTTGAGAACCCTCTACATAATATCAAAGGCGTCGATATATTGAAGTATTCGAGGATGCCTCATATTCCAGCGTTCTTACACGGACCGCTCATCTATTTTTCGAATAAATCATGTAAAATCCTGCTAAATCACATGCAAAACATCAATTACGACATCTATCATTACGACGAGAAATCGAACTCCTATCCTTATACAATCGATGACTTAACCTACCCGCTCGTATTACTTTCGAACGGTATCAATTTGCTACACGCCAACAACTGGCACAAGGAACTTGAAGGGTCTCCCGCACACACCACACAATTCCCTTATGCGATTTGTGGCAATCAAGAGAATAGCCCCGATTGTATTGCGTTCCACACGAATAAATATAAATGATGAAACATAAAAGCATATAAATAATATGATGTTTATACATTAAACATCAGTATATACAAAATCATATAGATATGATTGCCGTGAATGGAATTATTCTTGTGTTGAGTTGCCAGAAACATCTGCCTACACGAGTGAAGCATTTTAAACTCCCGAAAAACGAATATGCGGGTTGGAAGGTTATCTATGTGATTGGCGACTTGTTCCTCGATTGCGACTACAAGTTCGAAAATGAGTTCTTGTTCGTTAAATGTGAAGACTCATATATTCATTTGTTAAAGAAGTTGGTGCTTTCTTTAAAGTATCTATATCAAACGTTCGACATCAAAGAAGGCGTTCTACGTGCGGGGGATGACTTGCTATTTAACGAAGATATACTTGTGAAGTTTTTGAACTGTTATAAGTATCACAAAGACGGCGTTCGTGTTATCGATAGCGAAGGCGACGGTAGCGACAGCAGCATCACTGAGATTGACTTCTTGGGACGTTCGCCATCGGGTAAGAACCTGCTATCGCACGAGATTTCCGATGCGGATATTAAGAACACGATAAGGGATACCTTTATGGCAGACTACTATATGTGCCATCAGGAAGACTTTGACAACCCTCAGCATAATCTAAAAGGCGTCGATATCTGTAAATATATGATGCGTCCTCATATACCCGTGGGTCCGAGTGGCGTCATCTATTATATTTCAAACAAAGCCTGTAAGATATTAATCAATCATTTAGAAAACATCGGCTACAATATCTTTCATCACGACGAATATACCAACTCGTATCCTTACACCATCGAGGATTGTGCTGTATCCTTCATCTTGTATTCGAACAAGATTAGTTTCATCCACTGCCTTGCTCTCTATGAAGATTATACGAACCTCAAAGATAAAGAAAATGACGCCAAAAGTCTTATAGCAGTCCATACGAACCTCAATAAATATTAAGGGATATTAAAAGGATATAAGGCAGTAATACAAAGAATAATACAACGAATGATGATTACGGTCGATGGAATTATTCTTGTGTTGAGTTGCCAGAAACATTTACATACACGCTTAAAGGAACTGAAACTCCCAAAGGGAGAATATGCGGGTTGGAAGGTTGTCTATGTGATTGGCGATTTATTTTTAGATTGCGACTATACGCTACGAGACGACTTGATGGTCGTTAAATGCGAAGACTCATATATTCATTTGTTAAAGAAGTTGGGATTGGCATTAAAGTATCTCTATGCGATTTTTGATATTAAAGAGGGTGTTTTGAGAGCGAACGATGACTTGATATTTAACGAAGCGATGCTCGAAGCCTTTTTGCGTTCGCCGAAGACGATAAATGGCGATGCCGATGGCGAGGCGATACATTTCTTAGGCAGGTCTTCGTCTGGCAAAAGCCTATTTGAGCGTGATTTGTCAGTTGCGAATAAACCGCCGTCGGATAGTATGCATCTCGTCTATTATTACAACGACCATCCTGAGGATTTTGAAAATCCACAACATAACATCAAGGGCGTTGATATATCTCGATATACGAAGCAACCTTGTATTCCTGCGTTCCTATTCGGTCCGTTGTATTATTTATCCAACAAAACCGCAGGGATATTAGTCGAACATCTCGAAGGTATTCAGTATGACGTCTTTCATTATGACGAAAAAACAGGTTCATATCCTTACACGATAGAAGACTGTGGCGTATCCTTCATATTCTATTACAAGGGTATTAACTTTCTACACGCAGAAAACTGGCATCACAACGACGATAACTACGTACGCAGTGTGCGTAGTGTGAGCCACAAAAACAATACGGGAGTGATGGCGATACATACGAATATGTATAAATGATACCGAGCGATGTAATGCGAAGCAATGAAATGATACGAATATTATTTTTTTAGATTTTAAAATATAAAAGATTAGAATATATGCTTTGTAATACACTGGGATTATTTAGAGAACTTCGAGAGATAACTTTGCGGTTATAGAAGGCTCTTAACAATCTTTTTATTTTCTAAAAACTTTTAGACTTCTATAATTTTCTAAAAACTTTTAAACTTTCTAAAAAAGAAATCTAAATATCCCAAAGTATATGCTTAGTAATACTCGGGATGCTCGACGCATCTGCCAACTTTTAGGTTATTTATAGTAATACATTGTTATCAGATTTGGTAAGAAGAATATGATTTGTTT